TATCGTATAGGTTTTTGTTGGTGAAAGTAATTCTTACATAGTTGATTGCTATGGTTGGTTTCACTAAAATATCTGCTTGGAATAATCTAGCCTGAACTAGTTCTGGAGGATTATTTGTTTCGTCGCATATAATTCTAAAGTCAGTAATACCTCTTTGACCTCTAATTCTATCTAGAACACCGAAAGCAGCAATTCTAAAATTAGCTCTCGTTGTTTCATCGTTAATCTCGAATAGAATAGATCTTGCAATTGGTGAAATTATTTTTCGTAGATATATGAATAGTCTAGAAACATTAATTCTGGATAGGGTTGATGTGTCCGCTGCACCAGTTTTATCACCAAAGAGAACTGTTCCTTCTCCTGGGAAGGTGACTACTGGATTGATTCCAGCATCATATAGTGTATCTTGTTGCGAAACTGTTGGATTATTCAATAATCTAACTACATTTAAAATTCTACCTCTGACTCTTCCTGCAGGCGAGAACCAAGGAAATGAATCTCTATCGGTTCTTGTTATACAACCTGCAACATCTGGAGCCAGATTGGTCATAATTAATTTAGAAGAATCTAATAGGCCCTGTCCTGTTGGATTTAAATGATACTTGTTGCCAGCAACATTGATATAATATTCATCGCTTGTGCTATTTATTTTTGCAGTAGCAGTTACTTCGCCTGCATGAACTACTCCAAGAACTGGGAAATCTGAATTTTTCTTAGCCTCCACAACCGTTTTAACATCTGTTGCATACGGATCCGAATCAGCGGTTGCCCCGAAGGTAGCGCCCTGAAATATAACATCAAAAACTAAAGCAGATGCACTTAAAGATTGTGTTCTTACGGTATAACCTGCATCCGTACCAGTTCCACCTATATAGCATCTACCACCATACTGTAAAAAGTTATGAACACCCCACCATTCATATGCCCAAGGTTTCCATCCAGTTGCACCAGAACTGACATCTACATAAGATGCAGCACACACGCCGATTGCGCCCTGTAAGGTAAGACCTGTCCAGTAGGAGGCCGAAAGACCTTTTAAATAATTTTCGGTATGTGTTCTTAGTTTACCATACCAATCATTTATGGTTTCTACTAACATTAACCCGGATTGCTTTTCTCCGGTTACTCCCAGATTACCAATCAAATTTTGAATTGAAACCATCGCACCGATTCCGGGACTTTCGGTTTCACCAATCGGTGCCACCAATGACTCATCAATTACCTTTATTTGAACATTTGGTCGTGCCATTTAAATCTCCTTATAATATGTTTCCTGTTATTTATGATTTTACTATTTTCCATCAATCATAAAAACCATTCACTTATATTTGGATTATCTATTATGACTTTTCGTGGAATGCTAGTCTTATCGACTAAAATCCAATCATCTTCTCCAATTTTATCTTCTATTTTTATTTCGGTTCCATCGGTGTATAATATTGGTAAAAGTTCAGATTCTATCTGTTCTATCTGATCTTTATACATTTCCAACCGAACATCCAAATTTGTCAAATTTTCAAAGAAGTCCTGTCTGGTTGCCCATGCAAATAAAACTAGACACATCACCAAGTCATCATTATGACCTTCATCTGCTTCATAGCTTGTTCTTTTAGCAATAAATGTAGTAAATTCATTTATGATATCAATGTCGCTGAATGTTAATTTATCCTGCTCTATGAGATTCTTGAGCACGGAGCAACCAAGTTTTTTAACTAAACTGCTTGTCTTTACACCAAACTGCAATCCTTTGGATCCACCAAATTCACTAATTATCTGGCCTTTTCTACCCAACATGTTAACTTTTACCAAGTTTTCATATTGTAAGTCCGTATGTAAAACATCAGCAACCTGTGATCCAATGTCATTGACTTCCACCAAAATCCAAGCATCGTTATACTTTTTGCCGACTGATCTGATTATGGAGGGAAAGACTAAAGGTGAAATAATATTATTTCTAAATTTAGCAACTACTTTGTAGGGTGGTTTGGTTACATCTATGACAACAAACGCGCTGTAGTCCTTCCCCTGTCCTCTGGCGGTATCTACAGTCATGAAGTACACATGATCGTTTGCATTGTCGTTTTGATCTTTTATGGGTTCTTCGTATATCCAGAACCCATCTTTATTTCTAATCAGGGGTGGGGAATATGTCAGGGTGTGTAATTTGTGAGAGGCAATTAGGGTGTCACTTGAACCAATGAAGTCACATTCGAACTCCTGCTGAAACTGCTTCTCTGAGGTGTTTTGAATAGTCTTCTTTTTCCATTCGGCATCTCGTAGAGGGCCACCCGGAAACTGGGGTGTTTGATCCCAACTAATATCAATTGGAATATACTCGTTATTTTTGTTAATAGCACCCTTCCAGAACTGATAAAACATGTTCAGACCGTTTGGGGTAGAAATTATAATTACCTGAGTGGTCTGTCCTGCGGTTACTGTGGGGTAAACTGAACTGAAGAATTCTTCTGCAACTGTTACAGGGACATGTGCGAACTCGTCTAAAACGATGATGTTAAATGAACCACCACGAACCGCCGACGAGGATGTTGCCGCTGCAATAATTTTTGATCCATTTTCAAGTTTAATGGAGTTTTTATTCCATTCAACGATCCCCTGTTGTAGCCACCAAGGAAGGTGTTCGTATGCCATTTTGATGCGTTCGAGTACTTCTCTGGCCGCAGTTTGTTTGTTCGCCAAAATGGCAATATTCATGTTCTGATTAAATAGTGCCTTATTTAAGAGATAACCTGGACCTACAGTGGTAGTTTTACCTGACTGTCTTGGTAATTTACAAATAACATGTCTATGATTTACTAGAGTTTCAAGAATAGTTTCCTGATAATCATAAGGAACAAAAGGAATAACACCTTGGTCAAGAGATACTACTTTGATATAGTTCTTTGCAAAATAAATAGGATCGTTTGCACACTTGATATATTCTTTTACTTGTTCCTTAGAGAAGTCAACCTTTACCCCAGTTGGTTTTAGATTTTTGTTTCCTAAGTAACCCTTTTTATTATACCGACTGCTCGCCATTATCATCCTCCGAATCAATCACTTCTGCTTCAGGTAGATCTTTATATTGACTTCTTGATTTATTAATAAGGTTCTGTAGATCTGTAGTAGAACCGACATAGATTGAGTTATTTGTCGTATTCTTAATTGTCACATTTTCCTTTTCGGCATCTTTAGCTTTCTTATGAATATCAATGAGATCCTTATTCATTTCAGTCACAGTCTTAAGAAGCAAAGATGCCACTTCATATGCTCTTGGAGAATCCCCTGCCTCTGCGACTCTCATTATGCCTTGAACTGCATCCATTCCAGTAGAAATCATTTCTGTTATGCTATCTCTTGCTTTTTCAAAATCGGTAGAGAGCATAACTTCTTTTTTTTCTTTCTTGATCTTATCTAGATCCTTTTTGGAAACAGTTATTTCTTTTGGTGCAGAAGGATCATATTCCACATCCAATGCTTTTGATATTTTTTCATTAGAATCGCTCATGGTACATATGTGATACTTCCAGTATCTGTATCTCCCGTATAACCTAAATCGGTAATAAAATCTTCGGTAACAAAATTCTTAAAATTGATATCGACTTCCTCGATTGGACCTGTTGGGATTTCTTTGATTCTACCAAACATATATGTTTTTGCAGTAAAGGATAATGTAGAAGTCACACTTCTTCTTGTAGCATATGTTCCTTCGAAATCTTCATTTGTGACAACGGTATTTAATTGAAAAGGAACATCTACTGATGTATTTAGTTCATTAAAATTTATTGTAACAGTAAAGTCTGGAGTAAAATTTGGTATTATTTGCTCTATGATTTGAAAATTATCATCTATTGTTCTAGCAAAAACAAATAATCCAAATTCAATATTATATGGAACTTCTGACCACATTGTTTTTATTGAATTTGATGTAGTGGACTTTACTTTTTTTAACTTATTCAATTTTCTAGATGGATCAAATCCCATTCCTGTTATTTGAAACCCAATAATAGGAAGAGTTATTCCTAATTTTGTTCCATCAGTTATGCTACTTGCTTCGGTCAATCTTCTGACAAATTTTTCCTTAGGACCATATGTCAATGGAACTCTTATTTTTTCAAATGCAGTATTATTAGAATCGTATCTAGAAAGATATATTTCATTAAAAATAGATCCAAATGCAACTACTAATTTCTTTAAAGATCTATTGTAATAACTATAGTCTATTCCAAACATCAATAACCCCCCTCACTGAAAGGATCCGTGCTAGTAAAATCAAATATACCCTGTGAATCGCCTCTATATTGAATATTGTCATTATCTCTATCTGGATCATCTGTTTCTGGATTTCTACCAATTGCAATGGTGGTTCCGGTAATTCCGCTAATGTAGTATTCCGCACCAGAAGTAATTCCCTTTAGACTTTCGTTGCCTGACAAGAATGTTCCAGTTATATCGCCGACATATGCATAATTATATGTTCTACCACTTAAGTAATTGAATTCTATAATCGTACCAACGGCAGTAGCATCTGCCCAGGTTGCACCGGCGCCGGTAACTCCAGAAACTTGATATACTTTTTCTCCCACATAATATTCGTAGTTCAAAGTACCACCAAATGCAGTCATTCCTAATGTGAATTGTTTTAGATATTCTTTTCTTTCAGTCTGTGCTTCGTCTATATCACTATTTCCAGTATTAATGGTTTCATATGAATAGTTGAATACTTCGCATGTTAGATTATAAGTTGTTAGTTTTCCAAACTGGAAGAATGGTTGTTTATCTTCAACGAAGTTTATTTCAAATAGGTATTCCATCATTGGAAAATAAATTAAATCACCTTCTCTTGGTCTTTCTATATCTGGTTCTTTGGATGTTATCTCTTGGTGAAATCTTGTTCTGGAAAGAACTAAATTTATTCTATCTGTTAATTGAATTCCAAATTTACTAACAATATCTCGTTGACCACCAAACTGCTGTACATCGCTAAGATACATTTCAATGATATAACCTTTAGTAAATTTGCTACCTTGTGTGTCTTCCCCCAAGGTTTGATCTAAATTCATATATTGTCTTGGGATGTAAACTACATCTCTACCTGTTGCCTTTATCGTCTCTATGACGAGATCATTTAGTAGATTTTGTTCCCCAACATAATCATTGAAATAAGGATTTACTGCCATTTTTTATCCCATCATGAAATCGACAGGTAATTCATAACTTCTATAGAATTCATTTTCGATTTCTGCTAATTCATTTATTGCCTCTGCGTATATTTGGGATCCCTTCATGGTTATTCCACCAGGCAAAAGAACACCGTCATATTTCGCCATGTTAGTACCCCATTGTTTTTTGATTAGTGCAGTTGAGTATTTCTGCAACCAACGGTCATTCCAAATTTCAGTAAATTTTTCAGGATCTAAACTGGCATACGCTTCAACAATAATATATTGTCCGGGAGTAATATCGTCTAGATATCCATCAATGTAAAGTCTATTTGTTACCTTACTAAATCTTATTGCCTTTTCTGGTTGGAAGAAATCTTGAATTAATTTAACATATTTCTTTGTCGAATCATATGTCGCAAGGCCTAGTGCTGGAGTTCCTGCCAATCCTCTATTGATACCAAAATAGTCAGTTAATGCCAATTGATACCTAATATCAAACATGTCTATCGATGTAAAGTTTCCAAATTGAAAAACCTTCACAACCGATACTATATTTTTTCCATCCGGACTATCACCAGTTATACCGTTGATCGGGCCAATATCGTTGGTTTCGATATATTTACGATCTATATCTGTTTGGGTGAGTTGGTATTTAAAATACCCCTTCTCCACCCCATCAAAGTGTCTCTCTGAGAAAAATAATAGAGCCTCATCAATTCT